CAGCAATGGTTAATACGGCTGCACTTGATGGAAAAGCCGTCAAAGTGAGCATTCCGCAAGATCCCGGTCAAGCAGGTAAAACGCAAGTCTTGTACCTAACCCGAGCATTGTCAGGATATACTGTCAAAAGCTCACCCGAGTCGGGCGACAAAATCACGAGAGCAGAGCCGTTTGCTGCTCAAGTTAATATTGGTAACGTATTAATGCTTCGAGGAGATTGGAATGCACCCTTGATAAACGAAATGCGAATATTCCCCAATGGATCACATGATGACCAAGTGGACTCGTTATCAAGAGCGTTTTCTGAAATAATGATTCCTCGCAAGAGTTTCTTTGGATAGGATTTTATGTTTAAGTGGCTAAAAGGAAAGACAGAGGTTCAACAAGAACCTATTAAGCCCAAGGCTCGTAAAAGCCTATTCAGCACTCATGCGTTCGATATTCTCGATCCCGATGCTAAACGATTCAAATTGGCTGACTCTTTGGAAGCGATCAAAAAGACTCAGCCAGCGTTCTATGGCGAATACGCTATGGATGACTCCAGCAATGGAGTAGCTAATTTCAAAATGTACGCAAACGGTATGAATACCGTTTCCGATGCAGTAGTTGGCTGGTATGTTTCACAAGGTTTTATCGGTGCTCAGTTATGCGGTATCTTGGCGCAAAACTGGTTAGTGAATAAGGCTTGTGCTATGCCAGCCGATGATGCTATCCGTAAGGGCTACAACGTAGTTACCGTTGACGGTGACGAGCTAGATCCTGAAGCCGTTAAGATCATCAAGGCTTACGACAAAGCGTACAAGCTCAATTTCAATATGCGTGAATTCATCCGTAAGGGTCGAATTTTCGGCATTCGCATTGCAATGTTTAAAGTCATTTCGACTGACAAAGATTATTACGAGAAGCCTTTCAACATTGATGGCGTGACTGCAGGTTCCTATAAAGGGATCGTACAAGTTGACCCGTACTGGACAGCTCCAATGCTGGACGGTGCTTCTGCCAGCCAACCGGATACCCTGCACTTCTACGAGCCGACTTGGTGGATCATCAACGGTAAGAAGGTTCACCGTAGCCACTTAATCATTTTCCGTCATGCCGAGCCAGTAGACGTACTCAAGCCCCAATACATTTATGGCGGTGTGCCATTGACTCAGCAGATCATGGAGCGAGTCTATGCTGCCGAGCGAGTTTCCAATGAAGCCCCTCAGTTGGCAATGTCCAAGCGGACAACAATTTGGCTAACCGATATGGAAGCCGTCATGAGCGACACCAACGCAGCAATCGGAAGATTGCAGCAATGGGCTGCTTATCGTGACAACTACGGAGTCAAACTGGGCGATAAAGAAGGTGACGAATTCCAACAGTTCGACACTTCTCTAGCCGACTTCGATTCCCTCATCATGACCCAATATCAGCTTGTGGCTGCTATTGCAGGTGTGCCAGCTACTAAACTGCTCGGTACTTCTCCGAAGGGCTTTAATGCCACTGGCGAATACGAGGAAGCAAGCTATCACGAAATGCTGGAGTCGATCCAATCAAACGATCTGACCCCATTCGCTGAGCGTCATCATCAACTGGTTATCAAGTCTTTTGTAGAGCCACAGCTCAAGAAAAAGCTCGACCTCGAAACTACATTGAACTGGCTTCCACTCGATACACCAACTGCCGAGGAATTGGCTGCGACTAACCTTGCTAAGGCTCAGGCTGGACAAGCGTTGATCGGCTCCGGTGCTATCAGCAGCGAAGATGAGCGTCAACGTGTGGCAACTGACAAGCAGTCCGGCTACAACGAAATCGGTATTCTTGAAGATCAAGACCCTGAAGGCGAGGAACTCGCTGAGGAAGATTTCGAGAAGGTGCAAGACGGTATTTGGACACCATTGCCAAAGAATGAGGAACTCTCATACAAAACAACTGACGGAGACTTTGCCGATCCTGAAGATGGCGAAGGTCCTGTTGGCAAGATGCTGCAAGTAACCCAAGACAAAGATCCCTGCTGGGAAGGTTACGAGCAATTTGGCATGAAGGACAAAGACGGCAAGCAAGTCCCTAATTGCGTATCTCAAGACGATGCAGAATTTAAAGAGGAAGATCATCCTCGTGCAAAAAACGGACAATTCGGTTCCGGTGGCGCAAGTGCAGCCCCTGAATCCAAAGAATCTAAAAAAAAAGAAGTAAAAGGTGAGTCTCATGGATCTGCTGAAAAGTCCCCTGAGTCTGCTCAAAAAGATCTCCCTTTGGAGGAAAAGACAGGATCCAGCCAAGCGCAAGCAAGCGGGTTCAAAAAAACCAAAGAGCTTCCTAACGGTGGATATGTCGACCAACATGGATTCGAGCATTCACCCGGACTCAATGACCATGAGCGAAGTATTGAAGACGGCTTTTACGAAGAAATCCTAAAAGACACCCCGAAGCTGATTGCCGAATACAAGGCAACATTCGGAAACAAAATAGATCCTGACCTCGTTAAGAAGTTAGATCCAAATTTTGCAAAAGATCCATCATTGGCTGCAGCCGTACATGAGCCAAGTTCTTACTTGTCCAAGGTAATTTGGAAAGACGCTCTCGAGCAAAAAGCGAAAAACAACGATACCTCTGCCACCATGTTTACGGCTGGCGGTAGTGGATCAGGCAAGTCTGAATCTGAAAAGATGGCTAAAGATATGCTTGGTCTTGAAGAAGATTGCTTGACCTTTGATTCTGTATTGGGCAACTTTAAATCCTCTACTGACAAGATCGATCAAACCCTTCAAATTACTAAGGGTGGCGTGGACATCGTTTACACCAATGCGTCTCTTGACCTTGCCGTATTGCTCAATTTGAAACGCCCCCGGACCGTCCGATTGGATACCCAGCTTGATGCTCATATCAAAGCTTCTGAAAACATTAAGAAGATTGCCGAGCATTACAAGGGTGACAAACGAGTAAATATTACTATTGTCAATAACAACACTGGCGATCCCCCTTACTTAACCGAAGGCAAGATCGACCAAGTTCCTGACTACACCGACAGAGCTGCTATGCGGGAGAGAATGATTTCGTTCGCTAAGAAGATTGTCGCTGAAGGCAGGATCAAGGATGGCGATAAAAAGCTCAAGATGCTGCTAGGCTAACCCTGCGCTCCTCAAGAATCATTAGGTTTGGAACAAATACAACAAAATATTTTTAGTACCTGTTACGGAGCAAACGCTTTGCAGCAGCTAAACGGATCTCATCGGCTGGAGTGTTTATACACCGCAGCATCTGCAGAGCTCGTATCATGTTTTTGAGAGCAGTCTTGTCAGAGTCTCCAACGATCTTCAAATCAGCAAACTTGGCTGGATTGTTTTTTGCAAGGTCTTGGTAGTAAGTTGACATTTCAATTTCCTTTCGTATGGGAGCCGAAGCCCCCGGATTAAATTTATGCAGTTACGATTTTTTTGTTTTTGTACGTCCCGAGGTAAACGGCTCCTTCGACCTGCGGTGTATAAAACTCAATCTTGTAACTTGTATCGTTTGGCACTGGGAGATAAAACAAGCTATACGATACTTTTTGTTTCTCAAACCAAGCCGTTACTTCGTTGAGGTTTTCAGAGGTCTTCCATTCGAAAACGTTTGACCCGTAAAAACTGAATTTTTGCTTTTCCATTTTGATTTCCTTTCGTAGTTAATAAATACCTGCAGCTTCAAGTTCCGCTATTGCTGCAAGAGCAGCAGCAGCTCGACCAGCGTGACCTTTTGCCATTGCTACCATGTAGATGACTCGGATCTCTAAAATGCCTCGGACCTCTAAGTATCCGTACCGGGCTAGTGCTTCCATGATTTGCTCCTTTCGTGAACTGATCTCTACTACAGTTCTAGTATCATACTAATTAAGCATAGTGTCAAGTGATTTAAGAAATATTTTTATGGTGTTGCTTTTATCATACACCTCAAATAAACCTTAAAAAGACTTGACTCCATGCCAAATAGGTATATACTGAAGGTGTAGTCTTTGATAAACACGAAAGGAGATCAAAATGGCACGTCAATTAAGCAGGTATGCAAGAGCTGGTCAAATGATCCGTAGTTTTATGCGTGAGCAAGGGATCGCTGGCAGCGTCAGGGGTCAAAGTTATGCAGGAGGCAGCAGCATAAATATTCATGTTGAAGATTTGCAGCCAGCAACCTTGCAAGCTTTAGAGCGTTTTGCTCGTCAATTCGAGTACGGCAGCTTTAACGGCATGGAAGATATTTACGAATACAACAACGTAAATGATGACTTGCCACAAGTGAGCTATGTCTTTGTTAACAACAATATCAGCAATGGTTTACGTCAAGCGATTTGGGATTTTGCAAGGGGCTATTACAAAGGTTTAGAGAATGCTCCTGCCGATGCGATTGAAGCTGGCAACTACTATTGCCCAAACTTTGATCGTTACGGTCAGCAAGTAGTCTATCGTTTGTTTGCTGGTGGTTATATGCAAAACCAATACTGGGACTTCGTAAACGGAGTCGAGGAGGACTTGGCTGCATGACCACTGACACCAAGAAACGAAACCGAGGGGGGATGGGATACGTCCCCGCTGCTCATGAGATTATTGAGTCACGAGGGCATTTATCCCAATCCAAAGCAGCCAGTTTGATCTATACTACTCAAGCAAGATGGAGTAATTACGAAACTGGTAAAAGCCGAATGCACCCGGCTCATTGGGAGCTATTCCTTATAAAGAAAGGAGAAGAAAATGCCTAAAAAAATGAGTTTTGAAGAAGCTCGTGCCAAGTGGCTTAAAGAGCTAAATGGTCGAGACATGGCTGAATATGGCAATGATCTTGAAAAAGAGCAAGACGCAAAAGTGGCAAAGCTTATGACTCCTGAGTATGTAGCTCAGTGGGGAAAAGCCAAAGAAGATGCCAAAGGCAACTAAGAAGGTAAACGGGATAGTCGGTAAAGCATTACGACCTAATGCAAGCATTGCTGCCGACTATGCTAAGCCAACAGTCGATTTGATCGGCTTGATGTCTCGAGACGTTGAAAGACAGCTAAAAAAACTATTTAAAGAAAACAAGTTCGGGTTTGCTGAGGACGCTTCAATCTCCAGTCAAGCCCGGATTCTATTGAACTGGCTGCTGCTCAAGTGGTCAAAACGCTTCAATGAGGTCGCTAAGCGATCAACGGAGCGCATGATAGAGCGCACTATCCGCAACTCAGCCGTAACGCTGGGGCTGTCATTAAAGGACGCTGCGGAGGATTTTAAGATCGATACTTCCTTCAGGAATGCTCAGATCAACGATGTAATCAAGGCAAGCACTCAAGAAGCTGCAAACCTTATCAAGGTAATTCCGCAAAAGTATCTAGCCGAAGTCCAAGGTCAGGTCATGCGAAGCATTACAACTGGAAAAGGAATGGAAGATCTTGTCCCCTTCCTGACAAAAAAATACAATGGCAATATTCGTCATGCGAGGAATGTTGCATTGGATCAGACTCGCAAGGCTTATCAATCGATTAATACTTCAAGACTTAAAACGCTTGGAGTTAAAAGCTTTATATGGATACACTCCGGTGGAGGTAAAGAGCCTCGGGTGAATCATATTAGAATGTCGGGTAATGAGTATTCATTCGACAATCCTCCCGTAATTGGGGTAATGTACGGGGAAGAAGTGCGGGGATTACCCGGTGATTTACCAAATTGCCGTTGTATATGCAAGCCAGTCATCAACTTTGATTTAGAGGATTAAATATGAAAGATCAATTAAATGCAGTAGAGTCAGCGAATATGAGCATTGCTAATATTGCTGGTATGGGCGAATCTGCCCAAGCTGAAGGTGTTTACACTTTCCGTTGCTTTGAATATGAAAATGGTCCATTGCTATGGGAACAAACTATTGACAACGTAGTTTGTACTGTTGGTAAAAACTTGATGCTGCAAACAGCTTTGACTGGTTCAGGCTATACAGTAGTTGGTCCTTACATGGGCTTAATCTCTAGCGTTTCATATACTGCGGTATCTGCAGCAGACACAATGGCTTCTCATTCTGGCTGGACTGAAGCTGGTTCTACTAACGCTCCTACATTTGCAGCACGCATTGCTCCTAGTTTTGGTACCGCCACTGCTGGTGCAATCTCTACTAGCTCTGCAGTTAGCTTTACAATGACTGGTACAGGTACTTTAGTTGGCGCATTCATTACTTATGGTACTGGCGCAGTGACTACTTTGATGAGTACTGCAGGTACATTACTGTCTGCTGGCGCATTTACTGGTGGCAATCAGCCTGTTAATAGCGGTAACGTAGTGCAAGTTACTTACTCACTAAGTCTATAAGGAATCAATCATGTTTACAAAAGGTCAATCCGTAACTCAAGTATTGCCAGCAGCTATCCAAGGTGAAGTAGCTGGTTTTTCTTTAGACCAAGAAACAGGCACAGTGTTAGTTCTCGTAAGCTACACCGATGCTCAAAACGAAACACAAAGTCGTTACTTTCAACAGCCCGAATTAACTGCATCTTAATAAGGCTTCATCATGACATTCATAGTCGCAGATAGAGTCCAAGAAACAACTAACTCCCCCGGTACAGGAACAGCTACCCTACTAGGTGCAGTTAGTGGCTACCAATCTTTTTCTACAGGCGTTGGTATCAATAACACTACGTTTTATGTTATTGCAGACCAATTAGGTACTAATTGGGAAGTAGGGCTTGGCGCATTAAACTCTACGGGAACAGTATTAACCCGTACTACGGTTTACTCCTCATCTAACGGTGGAAGTACAGTTAACTTTGCTACTGGTACTCAATACGTTTGGTGTGACTATCCCGCTTCTAAAGCAGTGCTGGCATCTAATAATCCCGGTACATCAGGTCAAGTACTAACATCTGGTGGTGTAGGGGTTGCTCCCTCTTGGGCAACGGCAGGCACAGTAACCTCTGTCTCCGTAGTCTCTGCCAACGGACTTGCTGGTACGGTTGCCACAGCCACTACAACCCCCGCAATCACGCTCTCCACTACGGTAACGGGAATCACGAAGGGCAACGGTACGGCTTTATCTGCCGCGACCGCTGGTACTGATTACTCTGTGGGAACCTCTGCCCTCGGTACAGGCATTGTCAAAACCACAACGGCTACAGGTGCGCTTACTGTTGCGGTTGCCGCAGACTTTCCAACGCTGAACCAGAACACTACTGGATCAGCCGGAAGTGTAGTTAATGCCTTGACTATCGGTACAGGACTAAGTGGTACGAGTTACAATGGTTCTGCAGCAGTAACTATTGCCAATACTGGTGTATTAAGCTTCTCAGCAGGCACAACTGGTCTTACACCTAACACAGCTACTACTGGTGCCATTACTGTTGCAGGAACATTAGTTGTTGGCAATGGCGGTACAGGTTTGTCATCTTATACCGCAGGTGATTTACCTTACTATGCGTCTGGCACAGCATTGTCTAAACTGGCGATTGGAACCTCTGGTTATGTTTTGACTTCAAGCGGAACAGCACCGCAATGGACTCAATTATCAACAATTGGAGTAACCACATTTAGTGCAGGAACAACTGG